GATCGATCGTTCGAGAAACGCGGACGGAGTCGATCGGGGCGCCCGCCGAAATAAGACCCGCCTCCGCCGACGACATCGATCGGTCGATTCCTTGCACTGTCGCTATCAGTGAACGCGTTCCAAGCATGTTTCAGCCGGGCTCCGAATTTCGCCATACATCACCTCCTTTCTCATCGCGGCCAGATTTGACCGATGGTTGGTTCAAGTCGACTGGCCTCTGGGGTAAGGGCGCCAGCAACATAGTATGGAGAACTAAACCCATCGATCGTCAGTTCGAAGTCCACGTTGTCGAGGAACCCCCATGCCGTGGACGGTACAGGAAATGCTTGCGCAATGCTCGGCGGCAAGATGTTGTCGATTGATGTAAAATCAGGTACGGTCTGCATGCATTCGGCAATAATCGCCATCAGACGGCCACTCCGGTATCCCAAACCCAAGAATGTGTAGGATGGTACGGCACCCACAGTCGTCCCTGGAACGCATAGGCATCACCGAAAGCGAATCCAGCAGGTGGATTCGAGCCGATTCGGATACGCTTCATCTTTCCGAGCGCCCAGCCAGTATTCACCCGTCCGCCCGTAAGTCCTTCATCAACGGTGATACCTAACTCTGCGATCGGACGTAGATCCGCTTGCAACTTGTCGTTTAGATCCAAACGGCCTGCGAAGCCGAGACCTACATGGCTACCAATAAGCAAAACGTCCGATCTGAACGAACCATTGGCCGCAGCCGGATTGCGAGTCACAGCTCCGAGGCTGACGCTATCAATCATCGAAAGTGGCATCGCGATGGGCATGGAGGTGAGTGGGATATACACCCCAAAGTGCATGTATCCGTTGACGGCACCATTGAAGGCAACCGTGAATCCATCTTCGGTCACGGTGAGCCACCACTTCGTTGATACACCACTTGGTGCCCAGACACTGTACTTGGGGAGAGTATTCGCTGTTGACAACGCCCCAAGGCCCAGCGTGTACGTATGAGGCAAATAACCCAAGGCGGTAAATGCGTAGACGAGGCTGCCACTGGAATGCGAGGCGTACAACGACGCGACATGCGTAGTGGAATTATACCCCTCGCATATAAACGCACGTATCGAACCATCACCGAGTGTACGTCCCATGATGACGAAGAAGTCAACGGGAAGACCAGACTCAGTGGCGAGACACTTGAACACGTGCCAACGTACGGCACCACCACTCGGGGTAAACTCCTCGACGAGTTCCCAGGCCACATGCGCCACGAGATCATCACGGATCTTTTCGACCATGGCAAGACCGACTGATCCCGCATCGGGAGCGTTGATCGTTCCTGTGGTGAAAATGATTGCCACATCGCCTCCTTTCTTATCTAGGCCAGATCTGACCGATGGTGGGTTCGAGGAACGAACCTTCCGGATGGAGGGCACCGACGATAGAATATGGCAATCCGAGACCACCCATCGCCAGCTGAAGATCGAGCGTCGTCTCTCCGAGGAATCCGATAGCAGCAGTGGGAGTCGGAAATCGGTCCTTTAGTATTGGCGCTGTCCATCCAGAAACCTCTTCGATCGGATAGACCACTATGGAATTTCCGATAGGAAGTGGTGAAAGATGCTCGAGAGGTTCTGTTACATCCTCAACATCGATGCAAGTTCCGAGAATATCCATCAGGAGGCAGCCACTCCGGTATCCCAGATACGCGAGTCTTGTGGATTATACGGAACCCAGAGCCGCCCGTCCAGAACGTACGCATCCCCGAACGCAATACCAGCAGGATATTGACCTCCCGCACGCATGTGCTTCAGCTTGCCCAAAACCCATCCATGAGAAGCTTGGTCGCCTGTTTGGTACGAAAAGAGAACCATACCGTACTCGATCACCGGACGGTTATTACCCTGAATCTTATCGTTGTAACGCATGTCCCCGCCGAAACCAATCCCATGCGGATTCCACAAGAGTGCAGCAGAATAATAACTTGGGGAATCAGCGACGGCCGGATTCCTCGTGATCGCGTTGTATCCGGAGTTGGTACTTGAATAGATACAGATGGGAAGCGCGATCGCCATCACTGTGAGAGGGATGTACGATCCGATCTGGATGAACCCGTTGGATGGGCCATTAAACGCCACGGTGAATCCATCTTCGGCCGTCGCGAGCCACCACTTAGTGGATGTTCCACTGGGCAACCATTCACCGTACGCGAGATCAGTCGGCCATGCAGTGGATAACGTCTTGTCTACCGTCCATCGTCCGAGCGCGTCGTATGCGATCTGGAGATGATACACTGCAGGCGCGTTGCCTTGCATCAAATGCGTACCTGCCGTGTATCCCTCGCAGATATAGAAGCGGAGACGTCCGTCGCCAAGGCCGCGTCCAATGACGACGTGATAATCGGCGACAAGACCCGACTCGGAGGCCAGGCACTTGAAGACGTACCAGCAGATTGGGCTACCACCCGGCGTGAACTCCTCGACGAGCTCCCATGCCGGATGTGCCACGAGGTCATCACGGATCTGCTCGACCATGGAGAGGCCTACAGAACCCGCATCGGGCTGATTCTCGGTTCCTGTGGTATAGATGATTGCCATGTCACTCCGTCCTGAAGTAGTGGTAGGTCACGACGACACCTCCTGCGGCGGAGTCCATGTTCGTCACCGCACTGTAGAACTCCGAGTTGAACGCGTCGACCGAAGTAATATCTACTGCCGGACTGAGAATGAGCTCGAGAAGTCCAGGAACGGTGACCACCTCAAGCAGTCGTCCGTGATTCCCAACGGGCTTAGACCCGATGGAACGAGCTGCGTCAACCGTTAGCATCGCGAGAGTTGGATACAGGCGCACGCGCGCGGGACGGTTGGTGGCAATCTTATACAACCGAACTGAAGGATATAGCTCGAGAATGCTGTTCTCAATTTCTCCCTGTGTCAGTAATCCTGTACCTTCCTCTTGCTCACGGCGAGCAAACCCGCCACCGAGCATAAGCGGTTCGCCGATCTCGTTGAAGAGCTGAAGCTTCTCTGGTATCTCGTTGGGGTCAAGCGGATCCCCCGTCACCAGGAGAGCTTGACGAATCTTCTGAGAACGAACTCTCGTCATTCAAACGCCTCCTAGTCTTCGTCGAATTTGTATTCCATCTCAACCAATCCGTCCCACATGTCGCCCTTGTTTCCCTTCTCACCGACGAATTTGAAACCCATCTGCTCGTAGATATGACGGGCGTCGGGGGCGTTGTTTGGAACCTCCAGAAGCATTCGCTTCTTTCCTAGAGTCTTGCCGTGCTCTTGGGCGGCTTGAAGAACTGCCGTCGCGTACCCCTGCCCGCGTGCGGACTTCTCGATGGTAATCCAGTTCAAGTACATGTCGTCTTTACCCTGAAGCCAGAACGCGGCATGTCCGATCTTCTTACCGTCTTTGTCCTTGATCTCCAAACTGGCGGCGTTGTTGTAGCTCTCCGTGTATTTCTTGGAAATCTTGGACATGGCCTTGATGAACTTGTTCGGGGGATGCGGCGTCATGGTGAAGACGTCACCGTTCTTTGTGGTTCGAACGATCGGTTTCTTCACGTAGCCCGTGAGCTGTGGCTTCGGTTCACGTTGTTTCCGTACTCCCCACTTCATCCCCTTGGTGCCGAAGTGTTCGAGTGCTTCCTCTGGGGAAGCAAACGTCTGAGCTTCGCCCAGTCTCATTCGAATGCCTCCTTATTGGCCCTGAATGCGATGTAAGCGTCCATCAGGGCCGCCACATTGTCGATCTTCTCCTCTTGACGCTTCTTCAGCAACTTGCGATTGCCGTTGGTATCCTCCAGTGTGATGGCGTTGCCCATGGCGAACGACATCAGGACCTGATCGAAAACGAGGTGTCGATCCTCAGACAACTTCTTCAATTCGCCGAGCGGCACGGATTCAGTCTTGGCCCCCTGAATTACCTTCTCGATTCCGAACGGGCCGTTCTCGGCCTCCCACCGTTTGACGAACTCCTTGGCGTTGTACGGGTCGTAGCCGAAGCACCGCACGTCGTACTCGGACTTGATGATGTACTCGTCGAGATCGTCGTAAATCTCTTCCCAGTTCAGCACCGTGCCGTTCATCACATGAAGGCTGCCCTCTTTGATGAACTCCTCGTACTTCTGCCGCATAGCTGACTGCAACAACATTAGCGTACGCTCGGTGATGTACGACCGGGTCTTCACGCCATAAAGATCACCTCCAAGTGGGAACAGGAAGGTGAACGCCCAGAAGTCATCGCCCTGTGAAGCGTCCATACCCACCGCGCAAGGCAGTTGCCAGAACGTGCGAACGCGATGTGGTAGCGTCTCTTCGTAGGTGAAGAAGTACGTGTACCCCTCCATCGGGATGCCGAAACGTTTGGCGAGGATGTCGTTGCGCGCAGCTGGAGCCTTCTCAGCCCGTTCGACGTCCAGCTGGTACGTCTCGTAGGTAACGGTCTGCCCAAGATTCGGGTTTGCCTTCAACCACATCGCCGGATCGGCTACTTCCTCTAATTCGTCCAGCTTGTAGTGCCAGATCGAAACGTGGGGGGCGGAGTACTCGCCCTTGAGGATGTCCATCAGTTCCATTTTGATCGTGTCGCCGGAACCGTTGCGAACGGTGCCCTCGGAAGAGATAGCAACGATAAGATAGTCGTCGAGCTTGGAAGCGCCTTGCTCGACGGCACCAATGACATCCTCTCGAAGGTCGCCAGACAGCCATTCGTCGATGGTGGCGATCTTGGTCCGAAGACCCTGAAGCTTGTTTATGGCCATCGGCCGGATTTCAAGCAAGGATCCAGTCAGGAAGTTCTCGATACCCTTCTTGGTACCCGCCAGCTTCTGCCGCAGCATCCGAGAGCCCGTCGTGTTCTGCATTGAGCCCTCGGTAAGAAACTTGAACAACGGACCCCGAGTACGAGTTATGGCAGTGCGGATGGGTGACATGACCTCTTCCGCCTGCTTCATGGTCGGGGCCGTTGTGATCTGGTGAGTAGTCGATGTGTCGACCGTCATGAAGTACGCTTGGATCAGCGCGGCGAACATCGACTTAGCCGCACCTCGGGCCACGATGAGGTAGAACTTCTTGACCAGACGGATCTTGATCGTCCGCGTCTCGTAATGGCCGCCATGGTTGCCGTCCGAGGGTACGTAGACCGACCGGTCCACGAAGTAGTACCAACCGAAGATCTGCTCGGCCCACAGCTTGAAGGTGAACAGGAGGTGGAGATCACTGCCCTCCGTCAGGGTCATCTCACCCTCACAGAAGCGCAGAAAGCCCTCCACCGCCTGATCGTCGTAGTAGATGTTGGGGTTCTTGATGAGCGCATCGATCC